CAACAATTTAGAAACTTAAATAATAAAAAATATGGTGAATTAAATTATAAAGCCAACGTAAGTAAAGAAAATATATATCAAATTCAACTACCTTTTGAAAGTATGATTTATGAAAGGTTATTTGATAAATCTGATGGCTCTAGTACCACAATACAAGTAGGAACATTTTTAGATATTGATTTAAATCCTAATATTGGAAAGCCTTTAATTTTTTACGGATTATTACAAAATGATTCACCTACTCAAATTAATTTAGTAGATAGCACAAGAGAAGATTTATCAACTGGTGGTCATACTTATTATGATGTTAATAGTTATTGGATACCAAGTGCTTACAATGAACTAGGAACTTCACTTTTTATACCTAGATATAATCTTAATTTTGGTAGTGAAATAAATACTTACACATTAACTGATTATGCAGGAACAAATAATAGTTTATTTCAAAATTAT